GAACCGCCGTGTGCCGAACGGCACGCACGGTGGTGTGAGAGGGACTAGAAATTAGTCCCTACTCGATTCTGTAAAAATACTAGTTCTATAATCAGGCTCTTGATTTTCTGTAATGGAGAGAGCAGTATACATATTTTCAGAACGAAATTCAACCGCTTGTAGGCTTGGAACTACCTTGTCTAGAATGTCAGAGTAGTTTTGTAATGTTTGGAAAGGTGAATAAGTAACTCCCCAATCCGCTACTTGGTAGTAAGCACGTTTATCTTTGCTTTTTGTATATTGGAGTGGGAAAAATAAGGTGCTGCCATCTTCAAAGTGAGCTAGGAGTGTCTTGATGTTTTCTTCTCTTCCCTGTATATCAGAAATAATGGTTTTGTCGGCCATGGGGACAAGGCTGATCATTTTACTACTAGCCAATTTGTGGTCTGCGGGAGTGGGAGTGAAACAGTCTGGGGATAGACTGTTTCAGCTCAACAACTGGAAATAAAGACTTGTTGACGAACTCTTTTTTGACCAGACGAGTTCTTTCCCGCTCCCTTTCTTTTTGCCTTTTCCGACCAAACTTATTCCTAGAACTAGAAGAAGTCCCCCTCCAATTGTTAATAGATTGATCCCGGTCTCCCCTGTAGCTGGAAGAATCCCAAATATTTTTTAGGTTCGGTCTTGTAGATGAGATAGATTGTTTGATTCTCCGTAGCTATTTCTTTGGAAGGTGAGACAGTTTTCGGCTTAGATAAGACAGAATCCTTCTCTGAACTTGTTAGTTCATCTTGTGTAATATATTGATATTGAACAGATACCGTCGATGCATCGTTTGCGTAAACTATAAGAGGCTAGCTTCCCCATAGGCTACTCACAATGGCTACTGAAGTACTAGACATGGCTAGTTGTTTAAGAGCGATTTTCTTGGTATACATTTTCCTCTCCTTTTTACATATTTACTTGTACAATAAGATTATACTACTTGTATATGGTATATTTTTACTAGAGATAGAGGATGGTATCCTGGAATTTATGTTAGTAATTGGTGTCTTAATCATGTTCTTTTTAGCAATGTAATATTACTGTGTAGAAATTTTTCCAGATTATGGTATTTTTATCTAAGAATACTGTGTATCCTAGTGCCAAACCTTGAAAATTGCCTAATTTTCTGCTACAATATATTATTGTACCTGCTTGTGAAATATATATATCCGAAACCTTGTTAAAACAAGGTTTTTTGTTTGTGATTTTTTTAGATTATAAAAAATACTACCATTTTACTACCCTATTTTAATAGCCGCCAGTGTGTTCTCGTAAACTCTTGCTGTTTCTTTTAGTGATTCTTGCGAGAGGTGTCCATAAATGTTCATGGTCATTTCTATCCTTGAATGACCGAGACGTAGTTGAATTTGTTTGTATGGTACGCCGGCATTAAGCAACATACTGGCATGGGTATGCCTGAATGCGTGAAAACCGACATTTGGAAGTCCTGCGTTCTTCATGACTCTTCCAAGACGGTATCCGAGGGCTTGTCGTGTAATATATCTGTCAGTAAAATTAGAAAATACGATAGACTCTGTACGACCTAATTTCATAGCTTCAATTCGTTGCTGCTTTTGGTAATATATGAGCATTTGGACTGTAGCATTATCAATATCGATAGTGCGTATGCTTGATTTCGTTTTTGGTTCATTGACCTCATCGTAATTATTCAGAGTCTTGTTTACCAATATGGTATGATTTGTAAAATCAATATCTGACCATTCTAACGCTCTTGCTTCGCTTATCCTTAGACCTGTAGCAAGCAGTAGTTTGCATAGCGTAGCGTCGTATAGTTCGGAGTAAGTATTTTGATTTTTTTCAAAGTAGGCTAAAAGAGTTTTTAATTCTTCGTCAGTAAAAAATAACTTCTTATCACTTTCCAGTTTTGGTGGCCTAGGAACTTCGACATTGTCTGCTGGATTCGCTTGGGTTATTCCTAATGATACTCCGTATTTCAAAATTTTACGGATATAAGTAAAAATAAGAGGATAGTCTTTACAAACCCCTTTTGTTCTATCGTTACTATTTTTTTTCTGATGGGCCTTCCTTGCCCAATCGTTGACTACAGTTTGTAACATAATGGTCGTTATTTTATCAATTCTTATGTTACCTAACTGTGGTAGAATATAGTTTTTAGCAAAGTTATTAAAGACTCGGATGGTATTCGGTTTTTTACCTAGTCTATAGGTGTCAAACCATAGATCAAGAAGTTCACTAAAATAGATTATTTTTACTTCTTGATAAACTGTTCCACCTTCTTGTTCAAACTCATTTTTCTTTTGTCTGGCTTTTAGTTGCACCTCTTTCTTTGTTCGGGCAGTGATGGTAGTACGGACTTTTTTTCCTGTGATACTATCTACACCTAGGTAAAGACTAGCATAATAAACAGTCTGCCCGTTTTTCTTAGTTTTTTGCTTGATGTTCATTTTATCCTCCTTTTGTACATTCGGCAGGCAAGATGAATTTACAAAAGTATACATTCGTGATAAAATGAGTATATTAAAAGCTGTTCAAAATGTTGTTTTGAATGGTTTTGTTTGCTACCCTACACTCAAAGTTTGGTCGCGGAGAGTGTGGGGATTTTTTGTTTAAGGTAATTTCCCTGCTTCTTTGATAAGATTTTTGTTTTGTTGTTTTACTTTACGTTCTAACTTTTTCAAGTCTTCTGCTGGAGGGAGTTCTTCTGGTTTGATACCACGTTGTCCAAGCATGTTTCGGATAGTTGTATTATTCAAAACGTGTTCATCTGTGATGGATTTTTCACCATGGAGGTTGTTTTCTTCAACATTGTAATTTGTCATCTCGGTCGCTAGATTTTTTGCTGCGATGGTCAGAGTTGGTAAGAAGTCAGCTAGTGGACGGTTGCTTTTGACACCAAGACGTTCTTTCATTTCCTGCGTGCTATGTCCTCCAAATAGTGCCGTGTCGCCCTTTGACCGAATACGTCCAAATCCTTTGTCGTCAACACCTCTTTCATAAATGTTTTGTGATAGGCGTTTTTCAGATTCTTTGAGTTTACCTCGAGCTTCTGTGCGTTCAATATAGTGGAGTCGTTCCTCAATCAATTCTTGCTTTCTGGTCTGGACTGCAAAATAGGACTGAGCAAAGGCAATCTCTTCTTTGTTAGTGTCTCCGTTTATGGCAATAAGGTAACAAGCGTAACGAGTAAGCATATAATCGGTTACTGGACGTTGTCCGCCTTTGGCTATGGTTATCATTTTCGTGACCTCACGAAAATGATCTGACACTTTGGTGTCACTGGTTTCTACGGAGTTCATCGCTCTTTGGATAGCTTTATGAAAATTCTCCCAACGTTCGTAACCAAGTAGGGGCATAAGGTCACGGGCATACCAGTAATCAATGAATTCATTTTCGGTTTGATTGACTATGCTATCGAATTTTTCTTTGGTTCTATAAATTTTTGATTGTTCCATTTTTCCTCCCTACCTCTCCCTATACACTTCCACAACCTCGCAGATGGTAAGGAGAGTGTGGGGATTTTTTGTTCGTGGTTACTTTCTAGTATATAAAAGATCAATCGAGAATACGGAATTCTCGTCTTATTAATTGACTAAATTATTAAACTCATCAATCACCATAGTCTCATTGACTGTGGTTTTTAAGTCGTATTTTTCCATAAAGCGAACGTAATTAAAATCTTTGACATCGTCCATCAAAGCCAATTCTTCTTTGACCAGGTAATGAATCATATTTCTATCCGCCTGCAATTCATACTGTTCTCGTCTTCGGTCATATTGCGCCGGGTCATGATCTTCATGTCCAATTTCATGGTAGATGGTTTTCTTTTTTTCGATTTCATCAAGATATGTATCGACTGCAATCAAGTTGTGCTTTTTGTTATAGATACCCTTATTATCTGTATCCCTACCGTCAAAATAGACCAAATCAATACCACGTTCAGCGCATACTGATTCTGGTGTCATCATAGGCAAAACTCCTTATTTTCTATTTTTAATGCGAGTTTCTAGGATAGATGCAATTAAATCCAAATCTTCTTCATTGAGTTCGTGTCCATCATAAAAGAAACTTTCTGCTGCATCTTTTTTTAGATCTATTTCTGACAGACTTTCATCGGATGCAATCCGAGGATTATCTGTCCTACCTAATAAGTAATCAGTGGATACGTTGAAGTAATTAGCTATTTCAGCAATACGTTCGGCGTTGGGAGCTTTCGTTTTTAAAGTATAGAAATAATTTGTACTATATCCTAGATTTTCTTCTAACTTTGCTAATGAAATCCCCCTCTTTTTAGCAAGTTCTTTTATTTTTTCTAGTGTTGAAAACATTGTTAAATCAACCTTTCTAAGAGATCGACAAAAAATATCCCAAAAATCTAGAAAAAAGTATTGACTTGTTCTAGAAAAAAGTATAGAATAGTTTTTGTAAATGATTGAGTTAGAAAAAAACGAAGTCAAAAACATTCTAAAAAATTAAATAACACGGTCACCAAACTGTATTTATAAATGATTAGAAGTGTTCTAAACGTTGTTTTTATTATGCCTTGATTATAGACTTTATTATAGAGTTTGTCAAGAAATTATATAAAATTTTCTAACTCTTTCGCTTACAAGCTCTTTGACAACTGAATAGCGATATGGTAATATTAAGGGGAAGTAGGAAGTTGCACTGCGGTATTCATCGTAGCAACACTAAAAACCCCCAGTATTGCCGTACTGGGGGTTTTTGTTAGCTCAGCTAACAAAGCACTACTTATCATCTTTATCTAGCCTTTTTTCAATGGCGATGAGGATGATACCGACCAAGATTGGTGCAACGATATTGGTGAGTAGGAAGTCACACATTGGCATTCACCTCCTTCCCTGGCGGTATAGGAGTGCCGACCCTAATTATATCATATTGCTATTCAGTTCAAAAGGTAGTCCTTTGACAACTGAATAGAAACGTGGTAAGATATAGGGGAAAATAAGTGTTTCGATAAACCATCGGACAAAGAAAGCCCCCTGCTAACTTCCACATAAGCAGGGGGCTTTTTGACACTATCAATCTTCGTCTAGCCATTTTTCGATGACAAGTAGAAGGATACCGACCACTAACGGGCCGATGATAGATGAAATAAGTGTTTCTACCATTGGACTTCTCACCTCCCTTCGAGGCGGTATCGTCAGTGCCAATTTATATTATATCACGTTTCTATCAGTTCGATAGGGGCGTTTTTTTGTCTTATAGGCAAAATAAAAAACGTACTCTATCTGCTTCATAGAGTACGCTACGGAAATTGTTCTGCTCAGGCCAGAAGCAGTGGCACACGATACTTGACGAGTATCCGCACCTCGTACTGCTATCGGTTAGAAATATTTTTTCTTTTAAGTCATTTCTGTTTGAGTCTGGTGTCGTCGACTATCCCGGTAGAAGGTGACTGACTTCTACAAATGAAAACATATTCCTACTGAGACACAGTATACCTCAAAAACTCTGACAAAGAATATCACTCCTTTCGAGTTTATGATTAATTACATTATATAAAATGTAAGAAAATTTGTAAAGGGTTTCACTGTGAAAATACTTGAGCGGACACGATTTCCTTTGATTTTTATTATTCATTATAACTTACAAGAAAGGAGCAATTATATGCCAAATGTGGACGGGGGTCGTCAAAAAGTATTGGAATACTTAAAAGACAACAATCTCACAATTACAACGTTAGCGGTGCAATACAGCATGGCTCGTCAGGATGTCACTAATATCTTGAATGGTAAACTAAAAAATCCACAAGCAAATCGTTTTATTGCTCGTGTGATTGAAGATTTTAAGATTCGGTAGGTTCATAAAACTACCCAACTAACAAACTAGAAAGGAGAAGGGGATGAACGAACTAGAAAGAACAGCCCTCAATGAAATACTGAGGACTGTGACGTATATTGCTGAAAGGGTGGATAGACTTGGAGAACAGTTATATCCACATCTTACAGAAACAGATAAAAAAGAGGTGCTGGCATTGATTAACGATGCACTTTCGAAAGGAAGGGGTATCTCAGATAATAATCTTGACGGTGTCAAGTTCCAGTCAAATACTCCTCAAGGGATAGAAGGTGTTAGATAAACAACGTTTCTAATTTCTTTAGCTCTAGATGATATTCGGGAGAAATATGGCTATAAGCCTTGTCGAAAAAAGTATTCAAGTCAGCGACTACATAGAGTTCTGACAGTTTCCGACACTCTGCTAAAAAGTCTGGTCTGCCTTGGAAAATGGGAAGCATAATCGCAGCTATGTAAGTGTTTATCTTACGATTTCCTGTGGGATTATCTTTTAAGTAGTCCAAAGGTAATTGTTTTAGATTTACAGGTTCGCTTTCTTGAAGCTGTAATTCGCTGTACTCAAGCGTGAAGTCTGTGAAAGATTTAATTATCGAATTTGCAGATTTAGACCACTCTTGAGCAAAACCTTGAAGAAAAAGGTGAGAAGACACTTCGCCCAACACTTCTTCAAACCAAAACATCGGCGTATTAGAAGGCGATTTGTAATAAGCGTGCAGTAGTCCATGACCTAACTGGTAAATAACTTGAGAATGCTCATTGATTTCTTGTAAGTGTAAGAAAATCAAATGGTCTTCTGGAAAAGACAATGGGCAGTCGATAAATGGAGCGAAGATAATCGATATGTTTTCGTCTTTGAGATTAGGGAAAATGTCTTGCGCAACACTTGCTAGATGGTCAAATATAGCTGAGTACATAGCAGAGTTAAATGGCTCTGGCAGTGGGCGGACAGATTGATAAAACATCTTCCAGTTTGTCGCAGGAACAAAATACTTTTTCATAACAGTTCTCCAATCGTTTTTACTTTAATTATAGCATATTTACTAACTAACTAGAAAGGAGAAGGGGGATGAGACCAAAACGTTATCCGTATCAAGGAAAAAAAGCTTCGACCACAGAAATAGTCAAAGCTTGGAAAAAAGATTGTTTAGAAATTTTACAAAAGCAGATAACTTCTATTGAAGAGAAGTTAGCGCTACTTTATAACGAGTGAACCGCCATGCTCAATGACAGTATATCCACTCTTCTCTAATTCTTGAATTATTTCTTCAACAGGCATCGCATAGATTTTTGGATTTATAGATGTTATCGGACTTGATAATCGTTCGTCAAAAGCAAATTTTAATTGATTATCCAAATCTGCCCAAGTCTTAAGCTTTTTTTGATTATTTGGTTTTGGACTTAACTTGCTCATACTTCTTCTCCTTTCCTTAATATTTGACGCACAGGAGAAATCACTAGATTTGGTAGTTAAAGTTGAATTTGTTTACCTGATTGTCATAAGTCGATAGTAACA